ATTCTTCGTGAAAAAGCACAGAACAACTTCATGCCTTTTGTTCATCATGTCTATGAGAACTTTATTGAGGGTCGTCATCATCTTGAGATAGCAGAAAAACTTGAGAAAGTGGCAACTGGCGAGATTACTAGACTAATTGTTAATATGCCACCGAGACATTCAAAGTCGGAACTTGCATCTTATTTAATGCCTGCGTGGTTCTTGGGCCGTAATCCAAAGTTAAAAATTATTCAAGCAACGCACAATACTGAACTTGCGGTGCGCTTTGGACGTAAGGTAAGGGATTTGATAGATTCTGAGCAATATGGACATATATTTCCAGACACGGATTTGAAAGCAGACAGTAAGGCGGCAGGTCGTTGGGAGACAAGTGCGGGCGGAGAATATTTTGCTGCGGGTGTAGGTGCTGCGGTCACGGGTCGTGGTGCGGATTTGTTTATTATTGATGATCCACACTCGGAACAAGACGCAATGTCCGAGGGCAGATTGGAAGAGGCGTATGAATGGTACACCTCTGGACCACGGCAAAGACTACAACCTGGCGGAAAAATCATAGTTGTGATGACGAGATGGGGTTTGCGTGACTTAACTGGTCGATTAATCAAGGCGCAAGGCAGTGATGTTCTATCAGATCAATGGGAAGTTGTTGAATTTCCTGCAATTTTGCCATCTGAGAACCCATTATGGCCAGAATTTTGGAAAAAAGATGATTTATTGAAGGTAAAAGCGTCTTTGCCCGTACAAAAATGGGGTGCACAGTGGCAACAACAGCCAACTGCGGAAGAAGGAGCGATAGTAAAGAAGGAATGGTGGAAAGTTTGGAAAAAAGAGGATATTCCAGAGGTCGATTACATAATTCAGAGCTACGATACTGCATTTTCTAAGAAAGAAAGTGCCGATTATAGTGCAATTACGACATGGGGCGTGTTTAGAAGCGAAGAAACTGGTGCCGATAACATAATTTTAATGGATGC